CGCCAACTTGCAATTAATATCTTCGGTAACGTGAGCACATCTGTGGTCCCTGTAGCTACAGGACCAGTCCCGGAACTTTGGGACCTGCAGATTATGCCTACGTAGTTAAAATACTTCCCAAAACATCGGGATCTTAGTTCCAGATACAAGGAGTAAGACTATGAATTTAAAAACATTCACTGAAAGTATGCATTATGAAGAGACCATGGCAACCCTTGCCAAGATCGGCCAGTTCGTCGCGCCGTCTGATTTACGGGAACGTCACCCTGATTTTCCTTGGGATGACCTTCCTGGTTTGCTTGACCATCATTTTGACTACGATGGTTTGGCAATCTCAGACGCGTTACGACTGCGGCAGTATCACGCCCTCTACTCAAAATTCGAGCCATTACAGCTCGGAATAGATAAAGAGGCAGCCGCATTCCAGGCCTTTCTAGGGTCGGAGGTCCAATGTAAGTTAACGAATGACATGTTTCGTGCCCGCATGGCTGGGGATTTTTTCTTTCCCCCAGCTGTTGAAGAATATTTACTATTCGCTCAACGAAAAATTGCGAGCATACTTGGAACATGTCCTAAGTTGGCTGATTTGGATCTCCGCTATGGCCCAGGCGCTACGACGCTGCACAAAAAACGTACTGCGAGCATGGCTAATAAACTTAGCAACTCGCGTGCATGTAGTGAACCTCTAGTACCGTACCTCACCGAGGTATTGTACGAATTGCCGCATCTTCATGGTTTTTCCGAAGAATGTGGGTTAGCTACCGTTGAAATACATAACGGAAAGCTATCGTTCGTCCCTAAAAACGCAAAGACTTATCGTAGTACGGTCACTGAACCTCCCTTGAACGGGATGTGCCAATTAGGCATCGGTGACTATATGGCTAAGTTGCTCCAGCGTAGTGGTATCGACATCTCTGACCAAAGCTTAAATCAAGCTTTGGCTAGGGAAGGTTCGTTAACCGGGGAATTGGCAACCCTGGACCTAAGTAGTGCTTCGGATACTATCTCGTACGAGCTAGTCCGTTTTCTTCTCCCAACCGATTGGTTTTGCTTCCTAAAGAGATTTAGGAGTAACAAAATTGATTGGAAAGGTGACACTCTTACTTTAGA